CCTCGCTTTGCTCGGTTGTCCTAGCGCGCCGCTGGCGCGGCTTGCTCTCAGTTGGTGTGCGTTGGGTCATCTGACGTGTTCAGGTTAGTTGGTTTTGTTTTGGTGTTTGTGTTTGTTTGTGTTGTGCACTGCCTTGAGCGCAATGCCCCCGGCACCCACTTAACCGGCTGATTGTCGCTCAGCTCGCACTAGCCCTAGCCCGTGTTTGCGTGCAGGGTCTTTGCACGCCTATCTAACGGGCTAACTGACGCTTGTTAAGCGCCGGGGATTTGCACCCACACCGCCTAGACACGTGGCGGCCGTACCAATGAGATTGGTGTACCTAAATTGTTACTCCATGTGCGGTTGCAGTTGGCAAGCATAACGCCAACACTTTTTAGCCAACCGCCTAACAGCCCAAGACATGTGGTCTGACGCTTTGTCAAGCTGAACCGACATAAGCGTATTTTTTTCTCTTAACGCCTCAATGCGCTCAAACAATGTCAACGCTTTAGCCAACGCATCAAGGCTCTGTTGCATCTCGTCATAATTATCTATTGCCATAACAGCACCAACGTCAACAGCACCAAAATGGTGCCCATAGTCCACACGTAGCGGCGCGTCATGGCAACTCAGTCAAAACCTTGATGAGCTTTGACGCTTGCGACGGCGACAAATCAGACACGCTTAATTTCTCGCCCAACACGTCAACCATAAAGTCAGGTCGCGCGTCAAGGTCAGGCACCTTTTTATTCAGCAACACCCCAATGTAATCACGCTGTTTTTGTGTGGCCTTGCCGGTCATGCTCACCACGTTTGGAAACGGGTCATCGACCTGCTGGCGCGGCGGCTGACTACGCGCAACTTTTTGCATCTCCTCACGCGACGGCCGTTTAGTATGGTCGCCCCCAGCCAAACCCGCGTTGGCAAGCGCGCGGCCAACGGCGCTGGTTTCACAATTCTCAAAATGGCTGGTTTGGTTAACGTAACCCTCGCCGCGTGTCTCCTCAGCCCACCCGGTCGCAAACAGTACGTCGCCAACCCACAGCTCAGCCCTGAAAACGCAACGCTGGTCTGTGTAATGCACCAAATGGGTCAGCACCCGTTTGGGTTGGTCGGCGGGGGCTTGTAGCCAACGCTCAAGCCGTGCCGCCACCGGCTCATAACTGCCCAAATCAAATGCCACGGCTAGCCAACCTTGCGCGCCCCGTCTCGGTAATGCGATTGACGCGTTGCAGCTCGCCAGACCGGGCAACGCGCTGCTCGCCGGTCGGCTCAATGTAACCATGTTTTAGCAAATCGCTGACCCGGTGCCAATAACAGCAACCCGGTTTGTTGGCCAGCCCTGTGGCAACGCCAGCCTCATCGGCGGTCATATCGACGGCCTGACCGTAGGCGGCCAATAGTTGCCATTGCTGTGACCCGACACGTACGCGCGCGCTTTTGGCCGCTTTGTGTGATGTGTCGGGGTCGGTGTTGCGAACCATTGGCGTCAGCAATGTGCACTCTTTGTAACCCTCAAGGGTCACGCTGCTCACAAACATTTCTAATTGTTGACCGTTTACGGTCATTTGCATGGTTTTGCTCATACGGTGCCGCCCAGCTCTGTAATGGCTTGGGTTAGTACGTCAGCCTCATGGTCAAGCCCGGCTAGTTGCGCGTCAATACGCATATTTTTGAGCTGTCTAATTAGCCACGTTTCTTGGGGCCGTTTGACGCCGCTAAATATCTCATCGACCACAGCAACAAACGCTTTGTAATGAGCCTCTAGCGCTGGGTTTAATTCGTGATGTATTTGTCTGTCAATGTCAGCCATGATTTGTTTGCGTGTCTCCTCTGTCAATCCCGGTTCTGTAAACGGTTGCTCTGTCACCCTAGAACGTACTCCATGCGTGCCACCCGGTTTGCCGCCATATCGCCAAACCCGCTTTTAGGTTGAGTGTGGCGTTAAACAGGTCATCGCAGCTGTCAACCAGCCCATGTGCCTGTAACCAGCCGATTGGCCAATATTGGTTTGGTATGCACCAAAAACCATTGATTTGCATTAATCCATAAGACCCGCCGTTTGGGTCGGTCAAATTATGCGCCCACGGGTAGCATGCGCTTTCGGCTTTTACTACGCGTATAAACGTTGCCAGCTCGGTTTGCGGCCAACCTAAAGCCACCGCCAGCCGTTCTACGTCGCCGCAATTGGCGATAGTGGTCACGGTGGTGGTGGTTACCGAGGCTGGTCGGGCGACCGCCACCACGGGGGTGGTTGTGGTGGTCGGTGCCCGGCCCAGCCACGGCGATTGGGCGGCTATGTCGATTGGGTCGGTCGGTGTCGGTGACCCCATATTTGCGCCGCTGGCAACAAATACGCCCCATACGGCAAATACGGCCAATACGGCCTTTTGTGCAAAATAAGCCATTTTGTTTTCTCCCGTTCTGTCGGTATCAGCGACCCTACAGAACCCCTACACCGTGGTGGTGGATACCTTAAACACGGCCTTAAACGCTTCAGTCACTTTGTCGGCATTATGGGCCATTGTGGGGGTTATTTCGACGTGCCACCAATCGCCACCGGGCGACCCCGTAAACGTATGTTTGGCCGGTTTTTGCCATGCCTCACCATGAGCCGGTTGCACCACACCAACCCCCGCGCGGTCGCAACGCCATGACCGACCGTAAGGCTGGGGCCAATAATCAATGACCAGCATGATGCCCAACGCGTCATAGTTGCTCAGACATGTGCGCATAAACTCCAACGATTTTTTGCGGCCGTCAGGCACACCCTTTTTTGTGGCCACGCTGTACCTGTAGCTCAAATCCATTGCAATACCGCGCGCATGGTTGCTGATTTGCCCCGGTTTGCCGCGCACATCACGTACAACCCACGTGCCGTTATTCCACAGGGCACCGTTGCTGTATCGATTTGCTAGCTCTGCCCATTTCTCAGTACCCGGCAACGGCCGTGTCGCCACCGCGACATTATTGGCCAAATATGGGTTAGGCATCAGGCTGGTCAGCGTTGTCGTCTTTTGAGACAAACAGGCACGCCGTTTTACGGTTACCAACCAACGTTGACAACCACGCCATGACGCCAGACACCACCGGGATAGCCAACGCCACTAGCTGCATATCCCAACCCTGCCGATATCCCACATAAGTAACCAGCGCAATAATGGCGCCTTTTAGCGTTTGGTCGGCGGTTTGCAGTTTCGCGTTGTTATCCATTGTCGGCACCCTCAAACGTGTCTGTTGTTTGGTTGTAAACGTAACCGGGGCCGGGATAACAGCCGCGAAACGTTCCGTTATACGAACATTGCAACCATGTGCCGGTTAAACCCAACGATGCAATAAAGGTTTGGCCGATTGGTTCACTTTCGGGGAAAGTGCCCCCGCCACAATCTTGATTTGACACCACAATAATTTCGGTTACCGTGTTGTCGTCGTTTATGCGTGCAAAATGTGCCATAACTAAACCTTAAACCTGACGTAAACAATCCCGCTGCCGCCGTTGCCGCCATTGCGTGTAGTTGCGTTAGTTGTTGTTCCTGCACCGCCGCCGCCGCTAGCGGTGTTTGCACCGGCCGCCGTACCGTTTGCGTTGGAACCGCCTGCGCCGCCAATGCTTGAGCCGCCCGCGCCGCCGGTAGTGCCACCGCCACCACCGCCGCCACATTTAAATAGTGCACTTCCACCAATAAAAGCCGAAACGTCATAACCCGCACCACCCGCGCCGCCCGTTGTTGTTGCACCGTCGGCCCCAACCGCTGTTGCACCGCCGCCGCCGCCCGCGCCTTGTCCCGCCGTGTTGCTATTGACGCCGCTACCGCCCGCAAATCCGCTAACGCTTGGGGCCATTGACGCCGCCCCGGCGCGCCATGCGGCAACCGTCCGATTCATGCCGCCACCGCCAGAACCGCCAAGTGAAGGGTAAATGTAAGGTTCTCCGCCGCCACCGTTGCTATTGTCGCCGCCGTTGCCGCCGCCCGCAACCGAAAGACCCAACGCGGCACCGATAGAGCTTGAGGAACCGTTGGTTGGTGCATAATTTGTTTGATTGCCTTGACCGCCTACACCGCCGCCGCCAATCGTCACGGTTTGGTTTGCGTCCAAATAAACGGTTGCTTGCAAAATGCCGCCCGCGCCGCCGCCACCGGACGAATAGTTAGTGGCGTACAAACCGCCGCCGCCGCCACCACCCGCGCACACCAACACATCAAACAAACCGGATTTGGTAACCGTCAATGTGTTACTTGAGCTAAACGTTAGCAATGTGTAGTTTTGACCGCCAACGGTAATGCTGCTCGATGTGCCGCCTGTAGCGGTTCCGTAACCTATGCCACCTGAGGGAAAAAACCAGAAAGTTGACGCCGACAAAGCAAGTAGCGTGCCGCCCCCCCATTGCGCCAATGCTAAAGAACCACTTGTGTTAATTGTGACGCCAACACCGGCCGTAATGGTGCACGTGCCAGCACCTTTGTTGGCAATAAAAATCATTTGACCAGCAGCAAACAAACTGTCATTGACGGTAACGGTGGTGGCGCTTGCGCTATTCATAATGACGCGCTCGCCAGCATCACCCGCCACAAGTGTGTAGCTAGTGGTTTTGTCGTTAATAATTAATTCGGTTATCGAATTTAATTGCGCGGCTGTCAATACAGACCCGGCGACAAATGGAAACGGCGTAGCCATATGGGTCAGCCTAATGCATTAAGTGTGTCAAGTGTGCCATAGGTCGGGTCATCAAGTATCAGCTCATACACAATAGTTGTGGGGGCCGTAAAGAACGTCGCGCGGTGCCCGGTCATCAAATCAATATTGTGCTCAACGCCCTCAACGCTCAACTCTTGAGCCAGCTGGGTGGTACCAATGCCGCTGGCAAACGTTTTTTCTATGGTGATTGTGTCGCCAATATCGACAATGGCTACGGCATCACGCTCGCTAGCCGTCAATGACGCAAACGTAACCCCTACATCGGTGTAACGGGCCTCTGGCTCGCCGTTGAGCAAATATGCTGCCGCGTCATTAATTTGGCTTTGCTCATGCAAAAGGCTGTTTGTAATTGATGTGGTTTGCGTAAAATATTCGGCAATGCTGGCCGGGTCGGTGTCGGTGGCGGTTGTGCCGTCAAGGCCTGTGACCACGGCGCGGTTTACTACGGCGTCAGCCTCAAACGATATGCCAACAGTGTCATAGGGTGTGTTTGTGCCGTCATCGTGGAAGTCAACTACCGACCCGCTGAGCGTGCTGCCTATGCGATTTTGGAAAGTGAGCACCCCGTCACGCGACATAAACAGCCGCCCAAATTCAGCGGTGTCATTGATTTGAGTGAGATATTGCAAAACGTTGGTGCCCTCAGGCACGGTGTAAGCACTGTCGTGACCCAAATCGACGGTGCCGGTGGCAATGTTTGTTGAACCGGTGTAATCCACTTCAGGCAATGCCAAAACGCTGGTGATGCGTTGCCCTGACGTTTGCGCAGTCACGTTGTATTCGTCTAAATAGGTTTGTGCCAACAAATAGAATTGGTCGGCACAAAACACAGTGACGGTGTTCAGGCCGCCAAGCGCAAAATTGTAGTCATAATTAACAATGTAACCCTTAAACAAATACTCAGCATTGTTGGCGTTGTCATATCTGATGAGCTCTACGGCCCGCAATGGCGCCAAGCCGGGTTTGCTTAGCGCGGTGTCGTAATACGGGCTGGCCGTGTCAAATGGGTTAAATACGCCGTCAGCGTAAGTGTCATTTAAGGTAAATGACATGGTGCCAGCGCTGAATTGGTCGCCAACGTCGCGGCGGCCGCGTTTCACGTTTATGCCAACGGTGCCCGCTGTAACGTCAGCAAATTCAGTGGTGCCGTCTAATACGTAGTTTGTATTGTTGAGCACGCCAGCTATGGCGTCATCAAGCGTAAAACCGTCTTGGATAAACCCGGTATCGATTTTTAGGCTGTAATCACCTGACTGAATTATCGCTACGCCAGACATTACGCCACCGCAACGTTTATCGGCCCCGCTGAACGGTTATAGGCGCGCAACGCGTTAACAATCGCTTGGCCAATCTCAGCGCTAGTGGCGAGCCCACCATTGACATTGACCGTGACGTTGCCCATATTTCGGGCGCGGTCTAACGGAATAACCGCCTCTGGGCCTGCCTCGCCAATCATCGCCAATGTCGGCCCGGTGACAATGCCACCGTCAGCCAGCATTGGGATATTGGGCACGCTAAAACTTTTGCCGCCTAAACCCGGCACCCAATCAGGGAAAGTAAACGACAATTTGCCTATGGTGTTATTCCACAGTCGCGCAATCGTATTAAACACGGTTTTATACACGCCAAGCACAAACTCTAAATAGCCTTGTATGGCGTTTAGTGAGAATTCCACCCCGGTTTTTACGGCGTCAAACAATATTTGTACGAATTCTCTGAACGTTTCAGATTTTTTATATGCCACCACAAAAGCGGCCGCCAATGCCGCCAACGCAATCACCACCAACCCAATGGGGTTGGCTGCCATGACAAAGTTAAACGCGGCCTGTGCAGCTTTAACAATGATGAGTGTGGCGTTATAGATTTTCATAGCCGCATTGACCGCAAGCACGGCAACCGCCAGACCGCCCACAACACCCGCAAATATCAAAAACACGCTGCTATTTTCTTGCGCCCAATTTGCCAACGGTATGAGCGCGCCTATCATTTGTTCGACCACAGGCAACAGCGCCGCGCCAATGCTTTCTTTAGCCTCGTCCATGCCAATTTGCAGGTTTTTCATTTTGCCTGCCGTGGTATTGGCGGCCTGAGCCGCCGCCCCGGTGTGTATCTCAAGCATTTGCATTACTTCGTCAAATTCGGCGCCGCCCTTAATTGCGTTACGTACTGACGGGTCAAGCGCGGCCAGCGCTTTCATGTTGCCGTTGGCGGCCTTAGCCATAGCGTCAGTGACGGTGGCCAAATCGGCGCCGGTAGCCGCCGCAATGTCTTGCGACCTAACTAGCAAATCTTGTGCGTAATTAGCCTCACCAACGGCGACTACAAGGCTGGCAAGCGCTGGGCGTAGCTCATCGTCAGCAACCGCGGTGGCGCGCGACTGTGCGCTAATAAACCGTTCCGTGGCGGCAATCTGCTCATCTGTTGCGGCACCACTTCGACGTAACACGCCAGCAAGCTGGTCTTGCGCGGCGGCATCTTCCATAGCCGCTTTAGTGGCTGCACCCAACCCGGCCGCCAACCCGGCAA